TGGGATCGGCAGAAGGACGAGGCCGACGACCTGTCGCAGGAGCTGTGGGTGTGGTACCTAGCGCGTCCTGGCACGCAGCGGAAGATGAGCGACCTGTCCGAGGACGAGGCGGTCGAGACCGCTCGCATCCACGCGATCCAACTCCTGAGCCAGCAGGCGCTGAGCAGCAACACCTTCCAGGGCCGGGACCTGTACTCATCCGACGCTGTCCGCGAGGGTCTGCGCGGGGAGTCGACCAACCAGTACCTGAACGAGATCCTCCCGTACGCGCTGGACAACCTCGACACCCGCAACGAGCTTCAGGCCGAGGCGATCCGGTGCCGATACGACGACGGTGTAGTGCCAGCCCGCCAATCCCGTGAGGAAAACGTGCTAAAGCACGCGGTGAAGTCGGTGACCGAAGAGGTCAACGTCTTCTACCTGACCTCTAGCGACGAGGGGATCGGCTCTAGTTCAAGGGTTTTCCCCGAGTCGCGTAAACAGCGTGGGGCGTACTCCGATCCGACCGGGGACACAGCGGCCCTGCTGGAAGAGCATCCCGAGTTCCGGGAGTTGGTCTACGGACAGACCCCGATGCGCGAGTTCCTCGGTGGCGCAGCGTCTCAGCCGGTGTTCGAGCTGGGGAAGCGGGGCGGGAAAACCGTTCGGTACCGACGAACAGGATCGGGAGGTTGCTAAACATTATGGATTCTCAATTCAACGGCATGGGCCGGTCGGAGTTGTACCGGGCTCAGGTTTTCCCTGAGCTCTTCCCGCACGAGAAGCCGATGCTGATCGAGCAGTGGAGCGTCGAAGAGCGCGAGATGTATTGCGGTATCTACTTGAAAGGAGTTGCATGACAGACATTAACTTTGGCCCGACTGGCGAATTGATTTTTAATCGCACGTATTCAAGAACCAAGCCGGATGGCAGCAAGGAGACCTGGCCCGAGACAGTCGAGCGCGTAGTCGACGGCAACCTCGCGTTGGTGGACGAGCGGTACCACCTAGAGAACGAGCGCGAGCAGCTCGTCGGGTTGATGACCGACTTCAAAGTCCTCCCAGGAGGACGGCACCTGTGGGCGTCGGGCGTCAAGAACGCCCAGCACCTGTTCAACTGCTGGGTGTCGGGGTGGACCGAGAAGCCTTCGGATCACTTCGAGTTCACGTTCATGCGGTTGATGGAAGGCGGGGGTGTCGGGGCGAACTACTCGAACCGATACCTGCGGGACTACCCGCCCGTGCAGCAGGAGCTCTATGTGCATATCGTCTGCGATCCCGAGCACCCGGACTACGCTGCGATGCGGGATGCCGGCGTCTTGTCGACCGAGTACGACCCCGACTGGATGGGTGCCTTCGAGGTCGAAGACTCCCGCGAGGGTTGGGCGGCTGCGCTGGTGGACTTGATCGACACCCACTACCGCGACGAGGTCGCGCACTTCCAGCGGGTGTACGACGTGTCGCGGGTGCGCCATGCCGGGGCGAAGCTGAAGACGTTCGGCGGGAGGGCTTCTGGCCCGCAGCCGCTGGCGCGGATGCTGATCGACGTGTGCAACATCCTGAGCTGGTTCCACGGGATGGGGCTGGACGGGATCGCAGCGATGGAGATCGACCACGCTATCGCTCAGTGCGTCGTAGCCGGTGGTGTACGCCGCTCTGCTCGTATGGCGATGATGCACTGGCAGGACCCGCAGATCATGGAGTTCATCCACTGCAAGAACGACTCTGGCAGTCATTGGACTACGAACATCTCCGTCGAAGTTGACGAGGAGTTCTGGTCGGACGTGCGGGAGGCGACAGCCGATCCCAACCCCGGCGCGTGGTGGGCACATGAGGTGCTCGACGCCATCTCTACCGGGATGGTCAACAACGGTGAGCCCGGTTTCTGGGACTCGTCGCTGTCCAACGAGGGCGAGCCGAACGAGGTCGTATGCACCAACCCGTGCGGGGAGATCACCTTGCAGGAGTGGGAGCCGTGCAACCTCGGGCACATCAACCTCGCGGCGTTCGTCACCGAGTCGAACAAGACCGACTACCTCGGGTTGATGACAGCGCACCGGCTGATGACGCGGTTCTTGATCCGCGCCACGTTCTCCCCGGTCGCTGATCCGAAGTCGCGGGAGGTGCTGGACAGGAACAGGCGCATCGGCGTAGGCCACCTCGGGGTGGCCTCGTACCTAGCGATGACGCGGCAGCGGTATTCGCAAGCGGCGCTGAACCAGGGCTTCAAGAACCTGCTGCGGGAGATGGCGGTCTACGTCGATGAAGCAGCGGAGAAGTACGCGCACCAGCTCCGTATCCCGGTGCCGGTGAAGAAGCGGACGGTAGCCCCTACCGGGACTATCGCGAAGCTGCCCGGAGTCTCCGAGGGGATTCACCCGATCTTCTCGAAGTACTTCGACCGCCGCGTCCGGTTCAACACGCAGGGCGACGACCTCGATCAGGTCGACGCACTGGAGGGCCAGGGGTATCACGTCGAGCCGGATCTCTACGCGCCGAACACCGTCGTCGTCACGATCCCGACGAAAGACACCTTGGTTCAAGAGGTTGTCGATCGGTACGGGCCGGCTGCGGAAGAGGTCGTTGAGGCTGCGTCGGACTTGACGTTGAACGAGATGCTCGCGTTCCAAGCGGTGTATCAGCAGTGCTGGGCCGACAACGCTGTCAGCTTCACGGCGAACGTACACCCCGATGAATACTCGGCATCCGATGTCGCGCAGGAGATCACCCGGTTCGGCGGGAAGCTGAAGGGCATGACTTGCTTTCCTGAGCTGTCGATGCCACAAAGCCCATATACCCGAATCTCGAAGGAAGAGTACGAGAATGCCACAGCCAAGCAGGTCGCTGACGGCGTTGACGAGGAGTGCGCGTCGGGCTCCTGCCCTATCCGGTAAGCGGGGGTGGGCGGCTATCGCCGCCTTCGTCCTCTACCACGATCTCGTCTGCCCAGAGGGCGAGATGCTATCCGAAGCAGTAGACCGAGGGCTGGAACGCCACCCGTCGCTCGTCTACGGCTTCGTCGGTGCAACGGCAGCGCACCTGTTGAACCTGCTGCCAAACCGGGTCGACCCGTACCAACTGGTCGGCCTGAATCTCCGCAAGATAATGAAAGGCAAGTAATGCAAGATCCATTCGCCGCGCCCACCGAGGCTCAGGACGAAGTAGTAGCACCCGCCGCAGTCGAGGCACCCGCCTCGGCACCAGCCCCGAGGCCGGCGAGCACGTCTGAGGGCAAGCTCGTCGTTACCCTCAAGGGCGGCACCGGGTTCGACGCACCGTGGATTGTCATCCACGCCGACGACGCAGCCGACGCGCTGAGCCAGTTCGACAACACGCTGGCGAGCTTGATGGAGAAGGCGCAGCACGCGGCCAAGCACTTCGGGTCGCTCGGCTCTCCGTCCGGTGGTGGCCGTCCCGCTGCTGCGGGCCAGCCGGCAGGTTCGACCGAGGCTCCGCCGTGGGCTCCGCCGAAGCCGTTCGATGACTTCGTCTACAAGACAGGTGTTTCGGCGAAGAACGGGAAGGTCTGGCACGCCTGGATGCCGCCGCAGAAGGGTGACGCCCGTCCCGCGAAGTTCTTCTACAACGACTGACGGTTGACATAGAACGAGCTAGGTCGGACACTTGACATGGAACGGGGGAGCCCTCCGGGGCTCCCCCTTCCAGAAGGGAAGCACATGAAGCTAGTAGACGTCCTATACGCAGACGGCTCGGGAGAGCACTGCTTAGCCGACGACACCAACGGCGACGTTGTCGATATCGAGTTCCACCCCGAGTCTGGTGGCATCGCCGTCATCAAGGCCATCGAAGGGCACGTCCACATTCTGAATTGGAACTACGTCGTCCGAGTGTCCACCTCGGACTACGAACCGGAGTTAACGGAGGAGCAAGCATGAGCGTAGTAGAGGATCTGAAAGCGGCTCGCCAGCACGTCGAGCTGGGCTGGACGCAGGGCAAGCTGCACCGCGTCGAAACCAACAGCGTCTGCGCGATGGGTGCGGTGTCGCTCGCGGCGGGGATGCGGTTCGGCAGCCCGTGCAGCCAGATCGTGGAGTGGGACCGGCACCAGGCGATGTACGACGAGTTGATGAAGCACATCCCATCGGAGTTCTTCGACGTCGCCGCGTTCAACGACGCGGAGACGACGACTCAGCGCGACGTGCTGGACCTGTTCGACAAGGCGCTCGCTGAGCTGGGTGGGTTGGCTGCCTGAATGAAACAACACCGGCACGCCGTCGACGGTGAGACGGTGACCATTAACTGCGTTGAAACAGAGGAGGATCTCGATGGATTCCGCGAGTTCATACGCCGAAATACAAGATGCTTGGGAGTCGATTCAGAAACAACCGGGCTCGATACATATTCAGACGGGTTCCGACTCCGACTGGTTCAGTTTGGAACTCCGACCGAAGCCTACGTCGTCCCCGTCGAGATGGGTCCGCGTTACGCGGAGGATGTTCGGCTGGCTCTCAAAGGGGTTCAGCAGCTCATCCTCCACAACGCCAGCTACGACCTACAGGTGTTCGACGTTTGTCTCGGGCTCCCTATGGAAACGCTTTGGCCCCACGTCACCGACACCCGCATCCTGGCCCACCTCGTAGACCCACGGGCGAAGGACGAAGGCGGGATCGGGCATTCGCTGGAGGAGCTGACGCGCCACTACATCGACGCCGAGGTAGCCGACAACGTCAAGACGCTGATGGCCGACCTGGCTAAGGCGCACCACACGACGAAGGCGAACGTATGGAAGAAAGTGGATCTCGCAGATCCGCACTACCAGCTCTACGCGGGGATGGACCCGATCCTGGCAGCGAGGCTGCTTCGGAAACTCATCCCTCTTATCCCGTCTACGTCCGAATCGTTGATCCCGTACGAGCACTCCTTGGCCTCGGTGTGCTCCGCTATGGAGCGCACTGGGTTCTTGCTGGACGTTGCGTACGCGGAGAAGCTCGCCGCTGAGCTGAAGTACGACGAGTCCCGGTACAACGAGATCGCGCTGGGCTACGGGTGCGAGATGGTGAACTCGACCGATCAGGTCGCGGACGTCCTTGAGTCGATGGGCGTGAAGATCACCGGGCGCACACCTTCGGGTAAGCGGCAGGTCAACGACGACCTGTTGGTCAGCCTCGGCGTGGAGGCTGACCACTCCGAATACAACAGCAACGTAGCGGAGTTCGCGCACGCGGTCATCGAAGCGAAGAAGGCGGGGAAGTGGCGGAAAACGTGGGTGGATACGTTCCTCAAGACGAGGGACAGCGACAACCGCTGCCACGCGAGCATCAACCCGCTGCGTGCCCGTACAGCGCGGATGAGTATCACAGGTATTCCTGCTCAAACCCTGCCTGCTGGAGACGCTACTATCCGCCGCTGCTTCCTCGCTGACGAGGGGCACAGGATCGCGTCGGTCGACTACCAAGCGCAGGAACTGCGCGTGCTGGCCGCGTTGTCGGGGGACCAGACGATGGTCGAAGCGTTCCGACGCGGCGACGATCTACACCAGATCACCGCCGACGCTGCCGGCGTCGACCGGAAGGTCGGCAAGATGGCCAACTTTTTGCAAATTTACGGGGGAGGGCCAGCGAAGCTGGCTCAGTCTGCGGGTATCGAGTTCCCTGCTGCGAAGCGGGTTGTCGATGCGTTCTCCGCGACCTACCCCGGCGTAGCCAAGCTCAGCGCACAGCTCCAGCGGGACGCAAGTGCCGAAGGCTACATCGTCACCCCGAACGGTCGGCGGTTGCCGGTGGACCCGACGCGGGCGTATTCGGCGCTGAACTACGTCATCCAGTCGACGTCTCGCGACGTCACCGGGCGGGCGCTGCTGCGGCTGCACGACGCGGGGTTCACCCCGTATCTGCGGTTGCCGATCCACGACGAGGTGCTGTGTTCGGTACCCGAGGCGCGAGCGGAGTGGGGTGCAGCGGAGATCGGTCGGCTCATGGCAGAGGACATGGGGCCGGTACACATCGGAACAGACCCGGAGGTGGGCTTGCGCTCATGGGGGTCGCTATACGGATCGGACTATTGACATTGAACGACCAAATGAGATGGGCGGATGACGGAGGCGATGCCCCCGTCGTCCCGACACAAAAGGTGGGCTGCGTCCAGTTGGTTCTGCCCGAGACGCTCGGGCTGCTGAACGCGGTCGAAGACTACCTAAGAGCCGAGGCGATCTACCAGTTCTCGAAGCACGGCGTGGTGATCGAAGAGACGTTGCACTGCGAGTTCCGATACCCGAACCCCGCCAACCCAGCCGACTACATCGAGAACGAGGCCGAGGAGCGGGTCCTCTCCCCTTACGTCAGCGTCCTTTACACAGCAGAGGTGGTTCCGCATGGAGGATCGTGAGTTCTTTGACGAGCTGTACGCGCTGTGGTCGAAGACCACCGGGGCCAGCGACTCGTACTGGATGCCCGAGGAGGACAGCGAGTGGCGGCTGGAGGAGGAGAAGCCGTTCTTCGACCTCTTCGCGGTCAGCCAGGAGAGCCCCGACAGCACCGAGACGAAGCGTAAGACCGTCGCTTCATTCCTGTCGGATGAAGACGCTGACTTCATCACAGCCGTCCACGGCTGCCTGCCCGACCTCATACGCCGCCTGCACGAGGCGATAGACGAGGCCGACCGGAAGGACTACGAGAAGGACGAGCTCGAAGGCCGGGTCGGGAAGTTGGAGCTGGAAGCCGACCAGAAGGAGCGCGACCTCGAAGTGCTCACCGCCGAGGTGCTGAAGAAGGACGAGCGGGTCCGCGAGTTGGAGAACGATCTGCGCGAGGCGGATGTGGAGATCCACTACCTCTCGGCACGAGTCCAAGACCTGGAGGGGCTGTGAACGATCACGCATTTGCCTGGTACATGCTCGCCGTCGCGGTGTTCATCATCTTTCTGGTGATCTTCCTATGAAGCGCCTCGCCTACTTCCTCCGCTGGGGCCACTGGCCTAAACGCTTCCGCTACCCGCATGGCATCCCTCGGGTCGCTGTCTGGGGCCGCACGAACGATCTCAACAGCTTCACAGGGATCAGGACGCGCTACCACAGCGACGGCACCGTCACGGAGGCCCGCATCTCGGTGTGGGACATCGAGCCGTTCAACAACCAACGGAGACCAGAATGACCTTTACATGCAACGGGTGTTCGTCAACATGGCAGGGATTTGAGACCTCGCATTGCTCAGGGTGTCACATCACCTTCACCACCCCGAGATCGTTCGACTCTCACCGTACGGGTGGGCAGAACTCGCGGTCGTGCTTGACACCGAAGAAGGCGGGGCTCGTAGACGCCGGCAGAGCGTACCCGTGTTGGGGGCAGCCCAACCACGGAAGGGAGTGGGAGTGAAGCCGAACCCGCCTATCTACCGGCAGGTGATGCAGAATCTCTGCATCAACCCGTTCACCCCGCTGGAGCGGTACCGTGCCTACTCGGAACTGTGGTTCCTCGTCATCGACGTCAACGGCCAGCGGGAGCGCAGGCGCATAGCATCGGGAGGGAGGTCGAGGTGAACATAGAAGAACTGTTCGAGCTTCGTAGGCAGCAGTGGGAGAACGCGCCCGACCCGTTCGAGCTCTTGTGCAACCGAGTCGTCATAGACGACTTCGAGGGGCGTCCCAACATCATCAGATCGGAGAACTGATGAGCCTGTTCTGCCCCGCGCACCGGCACCTCGTGGAGATGTACCTAGAGGATCTCCACGCCTGTCCCGCGTGCCTCGAACGGATCGAGGACTACTACCGGCAGGCACAACCCCCCAACTTGTAGCAGTCGATTTACGGAAGAAATACAGGAGGACACCATGAGCGGGGCTGCGTGCGGAGAATGCCACGCCTGCGAACTAGGCGACCCGGCCATGTGTTACGGCTGCCCAACTCACGGCGCGTGGTGTGGTTCGAAATGCAACTCAGATCGTTCGTGCATTCTGTGTGGCAAGCCGATCACATCAGAGCAGCGAACCGCCGCCTGGGTGATAGCAGATGGAGCGCATCTCACCTGTATCCAGCAAGTCGCAGGTTGACGCCCTGCACAAACCCCCAACTTGTAGCAGTAGAAAGTGAGAGATAGTGCAAACCATCACAACAGCGGAAGCCATCGCCAAGGTGCATTACCAACGCAACGAGTGGTCGGGCTGCGCCGGTTCTGGGTGGGACAACTTGCCTCAACCGGCGCAGGACAGGTACGTCGCCCAGGCCCAGGAATGGATCAACTCAATGGGTGTCGCGGGCTTCATCGTGGCGCGGCCAGCCTGACGGCTCTTGCACAATCCCCGAACTTGTAGCAGTAGAAAGTGAGAGATAGTGCAAGACGACATCGACCGCATTGAATCGGTCCTCGCCCGCGTGCTGACCGGGGCGCCAGTGGTCACGGCGACTGACGGGAAGGGCCAATACATCACCCGTGAATCTGCGCGGGCATTGGCTGAATTGGCGGGAACCGATGTAGCGGATGCCCTTGCACAATCCCCCAACTTGTAGCAGCAGTAGAAAGTGAGAGATAGTGCAAGACGAAGACGTGATCGCGGCGCACCGTCCGTATGGACTGGACTGCAAATGTGGTAGACCCATCAACAGCGACGGGGACTGGGCGCGGCACCTTCTGTCTGAGCTGGGGATGACGGCTTCCGACCGCCCACCGGCCCTCAGTCCCAAACCGCCGACCTCGCCGTCCAATGAGTGAGGCACCAGAGGGTGGCATTGAGTTACCCCGTGCCCATGACCTAGCGCCCCGGCGTTGGCGGATGCCGAACGGTGAGATCGTTGGCGAGGCTTACAACCGTGAGGCCATTGAACTGCTCAAGACAGACCCCGACGAATACTTCCGGCGCACCCGTCCTGCACAATCCCCCAACTTGTAGCACCCAATGGTGGGGGATTGTAAAACCGTGGTAGCCTGCATACGTGTCCCGTGTCCTCGGTCGAATCCGGCTCAGCCGGATGTTCGATGAGTCTACAAGCCCGCAGCGGCAGCGCGAGATCATCGAGCAGTGGGCGTCGGTCAACGACCACGAGATCACCGGCTGGGCAGAAGATCTCGACGTCAGCGGATCTGTCGATCCGTTCGACGCACCCGCGCTGGGACCGTGGCTGACCGACCGGCGCAAGCACGAGTGGGACATCCTCTGCGCGTGGAAGCTCGACCGCATCTCGCGGCGGGCGATCCCGATGAACAAGGTCTTCGGGTGGATGATCGAGAACGAGAAGACGCTCGTCTGCGTCTCCGACAACCTCGACCTCTCGACGTGGGTCGGGCGGATGATCGCCAACGTCATCGCAGGCGTAGCCGAAGGCGAACTCGAAGCGATCAGCGAACGAACCCTCGCCTCGCACCGCAAGCTGCGCGAGCTGGGCCGCTGGCCCGGAGGCAAACCCGCCTACGGATACCGCGCCCAACAACGCGAGGACGCAGCGGGGTGGGAACTCGTCCCCGACGAGCACGCCTCGCAGGTACTCGCCGGGATTGTCGACGGCGTACTTGCCGGCGAATCGGTAGAGTCCATCGCCCGTGCGCTGACCGACGCGGGGGAGTTGTCGCCGTCCGACTACATCCGAGTCCGCAACGGAGAAGAACCTCGCGGGCACCCGTGGAACGGGCAGGCGATCCGCAGGCGGCTCCGCTCGCGGACGCTGCTCGGGCACATCACCCACGACGGCGCATCGGTGTTCGACGCCGAAGGCGCACCCGTCCGCAAAGGACCCCCGCTGATCCCGCAAGAGCGGTTCGACCAACTCCAGCAGGCGCTGCGCGAGACCGGGTTCGTCAAGACGAACAACCGGACCTCCCGTGCCTCCCCGCTACTCGGGGTAGCGGTGTGCGAGGACTGCGGGACCGGGCTGTACCACCGGGGCCAGACCACCGCAGGCAAGCTCTACCGGTACTACTACTGCCCCGAGAAGCACGGCGCGGCGCTTGCCGCCGACGACCTCGAAAGTCTGGTGTCGGATCTGTTCCACGAACATCTCGGGGAAAGCCTGGTGCAGGAGAGGGTATTCATCCCCGGCGAGTCCCACCAAGCCGAGCTGGACGAGGCTGTCCGCGCTACCGACGAGATCACGCTGCTGCTCGGGACGATCGCCTCAGCGACGATGCGATCCCGGTTGACCGGCCAGCTTCAGGCGCTCGATACGAAGATCGCTGAACTAGAGAACAAGCCCGCCCGCTCCGCTGCGTGGGAGTACCGGCAGTCAGAGAAGACCTACGCCCAAGAGTGGGCGGAAGCCGACGCCGAAGAGCGTCGGCAACTGCTGCTGCGGTCGGGGATAACGGTAGCCGCTCTGCGGGTACCCAAGACCCAGGTGCTGCACACGCACCTACGGGTACCACACGACATCGAAGAACGACTCACCAACTAGAAAGAGAACCATGCACGTCAACACCAAACGCTCGCCGAACCCGTTGTTCCTCGTCCTGTCCATCCTGTCAGGAATACCGACAGGGTTCTTCCTTCTGGTGTTCGTCTCCGAAGGCCCAGACGGGATCATCGCTGCTCTGTTTTTGTGGTGCGCGTTGTGGACCTGGGTCTGGTGGAAGCTGGCCGACCGATACCGGTAAACGCAAAAAAGCCCCCTCCCAGGACCGAAGTCCCGAGAGGGGGTTTCTTTGCTTATCTCCAGAGCAGGAATGCCAGCCCTGCAGCAGGCGTACCGGGCGCGCCGCCAGCCACTGCCTGCCCAACACCAGCACCAGCCGCCGCCGCACCGCCGCCGCCAGAGCCGCCACCAGGGAAACCGCCGTTACCGCCAGCTCCGCCTGTCGCGGTCGTTGAGTTGGCGGTGACCCGAGCCGCGCCTCCACCACCCCCGCCGCCTCCGCCTGCGATCGGGGTGGTGCCGGTCTGGCCTGTCGCCCCGGCGCTTCCGGCTGTGCCCGTCCGGTTTCCGGTGCCTTGGTTGCCCGCCCCTTCTGCGCCGCCTACTGCGGCTGCACTGGATTCACCGTCGAGGCCGGAAGCTACCGATGTCCCGGTGACGGCGCTGCCACCATCCCCTCCGCGACCAGGCATTGAACTAGACAGCAGATAGCCTTGCGGGGTGGCGATGCCGCTGTCATCGGTTATGCCCGTCACTAGCGGGGTGCCGCCGCTGCTGATCGACGTGACACCACCGTTAGCCCCGTTGGTAGATGCTGCTGCCCCGATGACGACGGCGAGAGTCGACGCGAGCGCGGCAGGGTCGGGGATCTTCTCCATCTTGTAGCCGCCCGACGAGCCGCCGACACCACCTGGAACAGCTATCCCGTCTGTGGAAGTGTTAGCAGTCGTACCTGGCATACCTTTACCGCCGCCGTTGATCGCGCCGGCAAATGCCTCGACGGCTGCCAACAGCTCAGGCGGGGTCGTCCACGCTGCGTCGGAAGCGGTGAACGTCTGGAGCGTCCAACCACCCGCGATCGCTGCGCGAATCGCCTCACCCGCCGCCACCGCATCCGCTACCGGATCAGCCGTAGGGGTCGCACCGGGGCTGAACCCGGTCAACAACCCCGCCGCTGTATCGCTGATCGTCGCGTCGATACCGGTCATAAACGCTCGCACCGCGTCGAAGACGCTAGGCATAGGTCACCCTGTGACTGTCCACACTTTGACCTTTCCAGGGTCGGGGGTTGCTACACCGATCAGATTCTCGGTGGCACCGCCCAGCCCTCTGTACAGGTACGCAGGGCCGAGGGCACTGGCCGTACCGGATTCAACTACGTCTTTGACGATCGCGCCGTTGATGCGGACGATGTACTGGCGAGCGACACCGAGCACGCCGGCCTCCAGCTTCAGCGACGAACCAGCAGACGCGGACTGCAAAGCGCCGTTGAAGATCGTGGTGACCTCCGTCCCGCTGACGAACGCGCTGATCTTGACGTTCTTGTTCTGCGCCGACCACCGGCACCTGATGCCGGTGCGGGTAGCCCAGTCTGTGAAGTTCGAGCACCGCAGCCAGACGTCGTTGTGCCCGCGTGCAGAATCCAAGACGAGGGTGTTGTAGCCGGGAGCGGAGCCGAGCACGATCTCGCCGGTCTGGAAGTTACCCTTGGCCTGCTTGTCGGTCTTCAGCAGTATGAAATCTGTGTCGTCGTTGTGCGTCATCGCGAGGTCGTGACCGTCCAGGCTCACCGCCCCGCCGTCGCTGAAGATGGTGCGCCAGTTAGCGCCCAGCGTCGTCCGCTCGAAGTCGTCCGCGTCCGGTTCGCCGTCGCCCATCGCGGCGGCGAGCTGAGACAGCGAGGACGCTGTCCCGATGACCGTCTCCGTCTGGGCCTGCATCCCGTCCGCGAAGTTCGTCAACGAATCCGCGAGAGTGTCACCGATGAACGGGATGAACCGCAGGATCGACGTCAACTGGTCGATCATCCCTTTGACGAAGTCGCGGATTCCGCCGTCTTCCAGCAGGGCCAGCGGGTTCAACTGCCCGGTGACGAACGACGACAAGATGTCGGTCGGATCGCCGGTCGCTAAGTCGTTGAGCGAGCCGAGACCGAACAAGCCGAGGACACCGCCGAGCATGTCATCGAAGTTGCCCATCAGGTCTTCGGAGTCCCCGAACCAACCGCCGAACCCGTCCGCTAGGTCGAAGATCTTGTCGAGCCAGGTGCCTACGGCATCCAGGCCCAGCGCGGACAGGAGCTGGTCGATCAGCGCCTCGATCTTGTCCAAGCCGTCTTTGAGCAACTGAGCGACCGCCTCGGGGTCACCCGAGCCGATAGCCGCGAGGAACCCCGTGAAGACGTCGACCGTCAGGAACTGGACGACGTCGGTCAGAGAACCGACGATCGCGTTGACCCCGGTCAAGACGTCGGTGAAGTTGTCCAGCCCACCGGGGATGATCGGGGCGAAGACCTTCAACGCCTCCAGCGGGATACGCAGCAGCAGGCTGGTGAATACCTCCAGCATGTTCGCGAAGGTGGTGATCGGGATCTCGAACAGCGAGCGGACAGCGTTGTCGGTGAAGTCCTGGCCGAAGTTGTTGCCGGGGTAGCTGACATCTGTGCCGGCGTCTGCGGTCTGCCCGCCGATGACGAACGCTCTGTCGATGGGGAGCTGGTTCGGCGTGGTCACCGGCTACCTCCGTTCAGTGTCAAGTCTCGGGCGTGATTTCTTCACTGCCCATTTCTTTTTTGATCGCGTTCTTCTCTTCAGCCAGCTTGCGGCGCACGTACACCAACGAAGGCGGCTCGTGGATGTCGATGCCGTGCTGACGCAGCAGCCGAACGACGGTGAAGTCCCAAGTGACGTGCTCGGTGATGAGCATCTCCAACTCGACCAGACGCTCGAACCGCTCATCCGAAAGTAGTTGCAGCCGACCGAGATCGTTGCTGAGCGCGTCGAGCCGCTGTATCCATGTCTTGTCGCTGGTCTGCTCTGCTTCTACTTCTGTTTTCATAGCTTCAGCCCCCGTCTTCTTGCGGGAAACAACCGTTGCGTAGATGCCGCCCGATGCTGAGATGAGTGCGATCAGCACCAGAAACACCTGGCCTATAAGGGAGTTCACCCGCTACCCCCTAGCGCAATGTCGGTCGCATCCGGCCCGCCGCGCCGACGCCACTCCTTGAGGAGGGCTCCCATCTGCTTGAACCTCATCACCGAGGCGTAGGCAATGCCCAGGCTCAGCAGCACAGAGGTCACCGAGAGCCAGTACGGTTTCTCCCCGAACTCTGGCTTGGTGGAAGCGATTACGACCGCTGTATAGAACAGGCAGCCGACGAAAACCGACACATGGCCGTACATGCCGACACGCACCGACAGCTCGAAATGCGAGTCGCGGCTAAGGAACGCCCCCATCAGGCACATGATCGCGCCGACGATGAAGGTGCTGTTGATGGCGAGGATCGTCAACCGTTCAGCCACTTCGTACAGAGCCGACGTGGGGTTGATACCGATAATCGCCTGCGACAACGAGACACCGAGAAGCCCCGAGAGGCAGCCCAGTTGATACGGGTGCCGGTCGGGCCGCTCCCGTCGCTGGAGCTCGAAGGTCAAGTCGCTCTTGAGTTGGTCGATCTCCGACTGGATTCTGCTGACGTCTGCCATCCGGCCCTCCTGGCTCGTCACTCCTCTTCCCGGTTGACGGGGTACGTCCACGGGAGGTTCGCGTAGACCTCAGCGAGGTCTAGAGGGGCTGTGGTTGTAGTGGGGTCTTCGACGTCCATGTCGTTGCCTTAGTCGTTGATTACTTCTGCTTGATGCTGCTTCGGCTTCTCGCGGGGGACCACTCCGAGGTCTCGGAGCTGATCCGCCATCGCCTCCTGCTCCTCGCGGGTCAGTTGGGACACGTCTTGCAGACGCATCGGCTCCGGTGCCGAGGTGCCCTTGGGCACCCACCGGGCTGCGTTGTTGTACTGGTGACGCGGTCCTCGGAAGGACTTTTGGAACTCCGAGATCTGCTGGGGAAGCTGGCTGACGTGGATGTTGCCGTTCTCGTCAGCCAGCCTCGTCAGGTAGTCGCGGTGGCACACCCCCCGATGGAACAGCTCCTTCGCCCACGTCTTGATGAACCCGGAGTGGGTCACCATCCCCACACCCGCGTAGGTGGGCAGGTTGCGGAGGAAGAACGTCAGGTGCTTCTCTCCATCGGAGAAGTCGACCTCTTCGGGCGAGTTGGGGATTCCATCGGGGGTTGGCACGGCGAGCCTTTCGTGTTAGAAGATGCCGAGGTCGCTCATCGCGGAGTTGACCTCGCGGATCATTTCGATCGCCTTCAAAGCCGGATCGACCGGCTCTTGGTAACCGATACCGATCTCCCAGCCCTTCGGGCCGTCTTTGTCCCAGGTGTAAGAGATCTCATCGACGCGCTCTACGAAGACGGTGTCCGGTGTCGGGTAGCCGAGGACCGACGTACCGACCCTGCTGCCCAGCCAGAAATGCCCGTAGCCCGCTTCTCCGATGTAGTAGGGTGCCGCATCTGACACCTTTATCTTGTGAGACGTTCGCTGGCGGGTAGCCCACATCTTGGCGCGTACAGCGAGTAGCGCCGATATTGTGAACGCCCGGTCAGACCCGTCAGCCCACCCCTCGTAGAGGTGGAAGTCGCCCAGGCCGGTGATGAGGTTCTCAAGACCGGCGATCGGCAGCGACAGGCCGGCGGCACGCAGCGTCGGGATCTCCATGAACGCGAGGAAGACGTCTTCGTAGAAGATCTTCGCGATAGCGTCCATCAACCCGCCCAGAGGTGGGAGGTCGATCGCGGTGCCGAAAGCACCGCCAGCGGCGAGCGCGGAGTTAATCAGCGAGGTGACGAAGTCGCCGCCCATGTTGATCGCAGCCGAGATCGCCTCGTTCACACCGGGCATCGACTTACCGCCCGTGACAAACGAGGTGTCTGTTGCTTCGAAGTACTGGAACTCCGAGGAGACGATGCCCGTGAACGGGCCTTCCTCGTAGATGACGTGCGGGTAGTGCGGATTGGTCCCGAGGAACCACGGGATGAAGTACTCGCCGGGAGACGTCGGGTCTCCGGTGAAGACGTCGACACCCTCGGTCACACCGTCCGAGGCGATGTTGACCACGGCCCGAACGAGCCCGGTCAACCACGAACCGCCGAACGCGGTCCCCTCACCCCAGCCTGAGTTGTCGATGATGTCCCAGACGAGGCACCCGTTACGCAGCGGGATCATCCCGAAGAGATCCTCGACAAAGTCGATGTCGAGTTCACCCTTCAGGTCGGTGAACGGGTGCGGGTCTCTGCCGTGCAGGTAGCGCCGGCAGGTCAGCGTGAGCTGGCCGTCTTGCAGCGTCTTCTTCGCTACGTCGTGGAACGTCTTGAACCGGGAGAAGATGATCGTCAGCGGCGAGTTGTCGAGGATCAGCGGGAACGGTTTGACGATGTTGCGCCAGAACCCCGGCCAGAACGACAGCGGCATCCACTCGGTGGGATCTAGCGGGTTATCCGGCAGCGTCCACAGCGACGTCTCCAACCTCAAGAGGTTGACGAACAACGTCATCAGCAGGCACCACTTAGCCGGCCCGAAGATTATCCACAGCTTGGGGAATTGCAGCTCAGGACGTAGGAACGGGTTTGCCCAGCAGAGGATATGCTTGGCCTGCTCCATGTCGTGGATGAAAATGATCTCCAGGTAGGCGTCCCCGCCCTTTTCCCTGACGACTTTGTAGTTCTCCATCCGCCCCGACCAGCGGGCACCCTGCTTCTCGATGGTGATGTGGACGTTGCGCTTAGCGCGTCCTTTGTGGTTCATCACCCACTGCGCGAGGTAGTTGCTCAGCGACAGCTTCAGCGAAGCGGGAGCGGCGTCGTTCTCTACGAACTTGAAGTCCAGCTCGCGCCACTCACCGACCTCGCCACGCAGGTTGTAGTCGCCGTCCCACAGCTCGACCAGCGGCGGCTTGAGCCC